CACACATCTTGGAGTATTACACTGGGTCTGCGTGGACTGCGGTTTCATCGGCTGGATATTCAGCGCCAACTCTTGGATCAACTTCGATTCCATCCGGCGCGACAGTGACCACCATTGCTGGCTTGACCTTGACTTCTCCGGTGATCACATCAGCAATCAACGCACAAAGCGGAACCTCATACACGCCAGTCTTATCCGACAACACTTCGATCATTACTCTTTCCAATGCTTCTGCCATTGCGGTCACAATTCCTCCCAATTCATCAGTTGCCTACGCGGTAGGAACTCAACTCAACTTTGCTCAATATGGAGCAGGTCAAGTGACTATCTCTGGCGGTGCTGGTGTCACCATAGTTTCAACGGGTGCAACTGCCGCAACTCCAAAGTTGAGAGCGCAGTACGCATCGGCAAGCGCCATCCAGACTTCTGCAAATAACTGGTTGGTTGTGGGAGATATTTCCTGATGATTCCCGGAATTGTTGCTTCTGCCAAGACTGGACACTTGAAGACAATTGTCAGCGGTGGAACTTTGACCTCAGATGCCACTTATTATTATCGAACATTTACATCAAGCGGAACCCTTACAGTTGCGAATTCTTCTTTGACTTGCGACATCCTTCTAGTTGCTGGCGGTGGTGCTGGTGGACAAGGTCAATGGGTCACTTCACCATTCCAGCAATACATCACAGGCGGTGGTGGTGGAGCTGGTGGCTTGACTTTGTTCAGCTCTTCTGCTTTATCATCTAGCTCCTACACTGTCACAGTTGGAGCAGGTGGAGCTTCATCATCTGCAACTGGCAACGCATCATCTTTGGGATCTTATTCTGTAACTGGTGGCGGTGGCCCAGGGCCAGCAAATCCAAATGGTGGATCCGGTGCTGGCGGTTACTCTGTCAACTTGTCCGGAACACAAACATTTTATCCAGCCGGAACGGGTATTGCTGGTCAAGGTAATGATGGATATTCATCAGGCAGTACTTTCGGAGCTTCAGCCGAGAATGGTGGCGGTGGTGGTGCAGGAGCCGCTGCTACTAGCCGAAATGGTGGCACAGGTGCAAATTACTCTTCTTGGCCTCCGATTGGTGGCTATCTTGCCAGCGGTGGCGGTGGCGCTAATGGAACTGCCAGTGCTGGCGGTGGAGGCAATGGAGCATCCAACGCGGCAGGTTCCAATGGAACTGCCAACACAGGTGGTGGCGGTGGTGGAACCACAACAGGAAGCGGAACTTACAATGGCGGCAATGGTGGCTCAGGAATAATTGTTGTTCGATATTTGAAGACGGCGGTGTGATCATGGCTCATTTTGCAGAGATCAATGAAAGCAATGAAGTGATTCGGGTGCTTGTTACTGATAACAATGATCCAGCTGGCGATGAAGGCCATTCATGGCTTGTCAATAATCTTGGCGGTACTTGGATCCAGACTTCCTACAATGGCAAATTCAGGGGGCGATTTGCTGGCGTTGGCTTTACTTATGACAAAGACAAAGACGAATTCATTGCACCACTAGAAACCCCTCAATCCTAGGAGATAACAATGGCAACAACTTCAGCTCAATTCTCGCTCACCACTTCACCAGTCAAAATTGTCTCAGCCGATGGACAAGCTGAATCAGTTCACATCCATTCTGAAACTGCGATTGCTTACCTTGGGGGAGATAGCTCGGTCTCATCATCAACTGGATTCAAATTGGATGTCAATGAAAAATTGATAATCAACAATCATGAAGGCGAACTTTGGGCAGTCTCAGCATCAACTGGCACGATGACGATTTTGATCGTGACCAAATGAGCAGTGATGTTGCCACAATCATTTATTCCTACTTCTTCATCACTGCTGCGGTCATTGCTGGCTTGTCATATGTCGCCAAGCACACCATCAAGACTCACACTGAAGGGATTGAAGACAAACTTTCCCGAATTGAATACGCGCTCTATAACGATGGAAAAACTGGCTTGATCAACAAGGTTGAAGAACTTCTGGAACATCAGCAATCAATCAAGATTGATGTGGAAGTTCTCAAGGCAAAGGCAGAAGCAAAGTGACTGGCGCGGATCTCGTCAAAGTTGCTCAATCTAAGATTGGCACTGTCGAAAAGGGCGGCGCTGATGGCAAGTCTGGCAATATCGTTGAATTCTGGGATTGGTGGAAAGCCAAAACCGGGCAATCAGATCAGGGACAGCCTTGGTGCGCTTGCTTCGTCTCGTGGTGTTTCGGGCAGATCAAGGCTTCATCTCTGATCTCTGCCACCAACTCTTCCGGATTCATCTACTGTCCAAGTGGCGTGAAGTATTTCAAAGATAAGAAGCAATTGGTGGATCCAAAGTCAGCTCAGCCGGGAGACATCATCTTCTTCGATTGGGATCAAAAAGGCATTGCCGATCATGTCGGCATTGTTGCCGAGAATCATGCCGCGCAAGGCTTCCTTGTCACCATAGAAGGCAATACCAGCCCAGAAGGTGCAGTTGGAGCAAGCCAACAAAACGGAGGCGGCACATACCAACGCAAGCGTTATTTGGGCAAGACCATCCATGCAATTGCAAGACCAGCTTGGGCAACACTCACTCCCACAAAGTAAGGAAACATCATGAAGATTGATTCCAAGAAACTTCAATCACTCCTGCTCACTTATGGAACTTTGACTCTGCCGGTGGCTTCAACAGCATTCGCCATGAATGCGACCTTGAGCATAAAGATCCTCTCATTCTTCTCTGGAGTCTTGCCAGTGGTCATCAGGCAATCAAATCCAAAGGATCCATTCACGATCAATCTTCTCAAAGAGATCGAAAAAGAGATTGAAATCGTGTTGGAAAAAGAGAAAAAGCCGACACTCTAGCCATGAAACTTCAGGGCTTGATTCTCAACCCTGAAACAAAGCAATTGGCAACCCTTCTCGCCGAGAAGACCTTCGAACGCTATCGCAACAATTTTGGACATTACCGGAACACTGCGAAAAGTCATTTGGTGGGTCATCTCGGCGAATTTGCTGCATTCATTTGGCTTCGTGATAATCACTTCGCGCCATCTCCCACATTCCTAGATTCCACGAAAGATCGGGAATGTGACATTCAGACAAATGTTGCAAGGATTGAAGTGAAAACTTGGTCGGAGCAACATTGGGAGAAGTGGGGTCGATGCGTATCGGCGAGTCAATTTGCCTCCATCAAAAAGAAGGCTGATTTGATTCTATGGCTCTCAGTTGATGGGGTAGAATCCAAAACTCCAACAGTAACTTTCAGGGGATGGTGTGAAGTGGGCATCTTTGAAGGGATGCCAACAATCATGACTGGGGATGTCGGGCGTGAAGTTTGCAACCTCCAGCTTGATCCATCTCAACTGAAACCAGTCGAAGAGATGAGAAGCTATGAACCGAGAAGAAATCTTGCAAACTGCCATTGATCTCACCATGCACGATCGAAATGAGCAAAATGGCGATCCTTTGGAAAATCATCAGAGAATTGCAAAAATTTGGGAAGTCATTCTCGGCATCACGATCGAGCCATATCAAGTCGCTCTCTGCATGGCAGGGATGAAATTGGCAAGACTCGCGCACAATCCGCTTGATGATTCCTTTATTGATGGCGCGGCATATCTAGCAATCGCAGGTGAGATCGTCAACAAGGAGAATCTATGAAAGAGATGGTTATCTTGGTTCCTTCAAGGAATCGACCACAAAACATTGCTGATCTCATTGTTGCTCTTGATGAGACAGAGACTGAAGCGGATTTCATGGTTATCGTTGACGATAGCGAACCACAGATGGATGCATATTTGGAGCTAGATTGTGAAATCTTCATGGTGGCAAAAGATGGGCGAGGAATGGCGAAGCCACTCAATGCCACAGCCAATCACTTCCGCAACAAGTATCATCATTTCGCATTCCTTGGCGATGATCACAGACCAAGAACAAAGAACTGGGATCTGATCTTCATTGAAGCTCTCCATGAAATGGGGACTGGATTGGTCTATGGAGACGATTTGATTCAAGGCGAGAATCTAGCAACTGCAATCTGCATGACTGGCGATATTGTCCGGGCGCTTCGTGGGATGGTTCCTCCAAAGATGATTCATCTTTATCTGGACAATTTTTGGATGAAGTTGGGCAAGGATCTTGATAAATTGAAATACATTCCAGAAGTCATTCTTGAACATATGCATCCAATTGCTGGCAAAGCTCAAATGGATCAAGGTTATGTTGATGTCAATGCGCCAGATGTCTATTCAGCCGATCTCGCTGCGTTCACTGATTACATTGAAAGCCGAGATTATCAAAAGCTAGTTGAGGCGCTTCGATGAAGATCCTCATCACTGGAAATGAAGGCTTTGTTGGCAGACACTTTTGGAACAAGTTGAGAAATGAAGGTCATGAACTTTGGGGAATTG